CATACTCTAGGTAAGAATCAACTCTTTCAGTTAATCCTTCCTTAATCTTGTCGAGTTCTTCGACAAGTGCAGTAGCGTATGCTTCCTGCAATTCTTCTTTGATTTCGCTAACCTTAGAACGGATTGCTCCTTCAAAGATAGTTCTTGCTTTGTTTTGGAACTCTTCTGAAAGTTCTTCACCTTCGATTAGAGCAGCAACATCTGCTTCGATGTCGATTTTCTCCTCTTCCTCTTCGATGACCTCTTCTTCAGAAGTTTCTTCCTCTGCAACAGTTTCTGTAGATTCCTCTTCAGATGCTGTTTCTTCTTCAGCGACTACTTCATCTGTAGTTGCCTCTTCTTCCTCGATAACTTCCTCCTCTGTTTCTGCCTCTTCTGCTTTCATAGCTTTGGCATTAACAACATCTTTCACTTGAGCAAGTGTAGATGCAGGATCTTTCAGCTTCGCTGAATCGTCATCAGGTTTATAGTTTTCTGGTGTAGGACCACCTAAGTCCTCTACTTGTGCACCTGATGCGGGCATTGGATCAGCTTTGGCTGCACCTTTGGTGACTACATTTTCTTCGATGTTTTCCATTTAGTGTAAAAAGTTACCGTGGTTTTATTGAAATTCGTAAGAATCTATACTTATTTATAGATCTTTTATATTTAGAGGTTATTTAGAAAGTCCTGAAATAGACTTAGTTTCTTTTCCTCTAATCTTTTTTGTGTGACAAGTGTATTAATACGCTTCTCAGTTCTTTCTGCGAGTTGTTCACGAAGGGTTCCACCTTCCCAAATCCACTCTTTTCCTTCCATAATTCCATTCACAAAAGCGTCTGGTGCGGAAGGGTCTGCCACTATATCGGCAGCAGTTGCTAATTGGAAGTCTTCTCCAACCATTTTACAACCATTACTACTTTCTCTAAGTGAACCAACACCACGAGAAGATACTCCAAGTTTGACTCCTTCATCTAGCAATGATGATGCAATCTTACCCATAGGAGTTGAAAGTAATGTCGCCTTTCCTCTAAAATTATTTCCTTCTCTTACGAGCGAGGTAATTTTGTGGGATACACGATCTAAGTTGACTGTAGGACCTTCTGGATGACCAAGTTCACCAAGTGCTCTACCTTCTTTTATAAAGGCTTTATTATATCTGTTAACTTCTCTTTCAAGAATATCAACGGGATACATTCTTCCATTACGATTTTTAATACCACCTTGAAGAAACACACCCTCGATACAGAGACGTTTTGTTTTCCCTCTACCTTCAGTGATAAATTTTACTTGTGAGACTTCTTCTGTGATAAGTTTCATTATTCGTCCTCTTCAGTTGGTTGTTCATCTGATACTTCTTCCTCTTCTGCTTCATCTGCAAAAACAGTCGATGCAATTTCAGGTTTTAAAGCATCAATACGAGCAGCTGCCTTTGCCATTAATGCGTCCTTTATTTTATCAGAAACATCACTAGCACTAGCGTCTGTCGCAATCAAATCCACTAATTCTTCCATAAGATTAATTTATAGCAATATGTTTATTTATATCTCGGCTGATTTGGTATCTTTTTGATACTCAGCATCTGTGATTTGTCCTTGTGCATCAAGATTAGGATCTTCGGGAACTGCTCCCAAATCACCACCACCCTCTTGAGGTATTGGTTCACCTGTTATTGGATCTACTTCTGCTGGATTTGGTAAAATACCTTTTTGTATTTCATCCTCAATCTGCATATCAATCTCTTCAATTTCTTGATCTGTTTGACGTAATATTCTCTTTCTTACAAATTCAGTTGAATAGAACTTTCCAATATAAGGTTCGATTTGTGCAAGGTTGCCTAAACGACCTTGTATCATTTCAGTTTCTTTTAATTCTGCAAACTGATTATCATATAAGAAGTCATATTGAATATGATCCTCCATTTTTTCCCAGTCTTCTGGAGTCACAATGTTCTTTAATATTAACTGTGTTTTTAACATATCATTGAACATATGTGCAAAACGTTTTCTTAAACGACCTACAAACTTAGCAAATTTTAATTCGTCTCTCAAGATTTCTGATGAACGACCTAAATTAAATCCACCTTCAGCAGCGATTCTTGACTCAGGAATACCTAATGCACGATATAATTTTTTCTGGAAGTATTCAATATCGGCAAGTTCTCCAAGATTTTGTCCACCTGGTAGAGTTGTGATTTCAGTTCCTCGACCACCTTCTCTTCTAGGCAACCAAAAATCTTCCATCATACTCATAAATTTACGATCATCACGAACTTCACCAGTTTGTGCGTTGTAAACTAACTTATTACGATAGCGACTCATTACCTCTTTAAGGTATTGCTCTGCCTTTACTTTTGGTAAATTACCAACGTCAATATAGAATATTCTTCTTTCTGGTGCTCTTGATAATCTGTAGATAACTAAACTATCTTCAATCATTCTTAATTGATTCAAAGCTTTGATTGCTTTATGAAGATACGAGAGAACTCGGTTCTTATTACGATCTACTAAACCAGATGTACAATAAGTAATCGAGTCTTTTGCGATTTTAGTTGAACCTTTACCTGCCTGTGCAACCATGCCAGTTGGGTAATTTGGTTTCATTGTGTAGATATAATATTCGTCAAACTGAGGATTTGGAACAGCATCTTCTTTACTGCTGTTAATTCTTACATATGGATCATTATTTCCATTTGTCTTTTTTTCTTGACGAATATATTTCAATTTCATTGGATCAATATATCTTAAATCCTTAATACCTTCTTGTGGATTCTTTTGATCAATGACTTTTAGATAATATAAACGACCATCGATATACCAGTTACGGAAAATTTCGTGTGACTTCTTATCGAAGTCCATTAATTCTTTGAGATATCTGAACTCTTCTCTAATTTTTTTCTTTATACTTTCACTTGCGTTAAGATTTGATAATTCTACTTCAACAGGAGAGTCGTATAGATCACTAACAATAGCCTCATTAACGACATCTTCGATAGCACCATCCGCTTCTGGATGTAATGCCATCTCTCGATATCTTTTTATTAATTCGTGTTCAGAACGATATGCACCTTCAATATCTACGTATTGACCATAAAAACCACTTGCAATATAATTATCAACCCCGTCCTCATTATTTTTGGGAACAGGGCTGATAATTGAAGTGGATTTATCTTGTGTATCCTCAATAGAAAAACCGAAAAGTTTTGCCATAGTATAAGATTTTTTTGTATATGTTTATTTAGCTGATGTTTTCACCGCCTGAAACGGGACTATCACCTTTCAAAATTTCAATGTACTGAACCTGAAGTTCAACAGTGAATTCCTGAATACCTTGAGCATCATAAGAAAGTTCAATAGGACCGACCTGTGTTGGGAAAGTATCATAGAAACGATATTTTCTAAGACTTTGACCATCACGATCAAGTTGGAATACAAATGCATCTGCTTGATAATCAGCAGGATTAACAAGTCCAGTGTTATCACTTAGTTTGTTAATTGTATTCATCCAGTTCTCAAATGCAGACCTAATTGAGAAGTCTGTATCGTTGATAACTGTAACTGTCCATGAATCGAATGTTCTATCACCTGCAATCTTAAGAACCCTTCCTCTGAAAGGAACTTCGATTTGTGCGATGTTAGATGCTGGAAGTCGTGCTCCTTTAACTAAAAATCTTGATTTGTCAAGAACATCCTGAGCTGGTTGTGCAGCATCGGGGAATGTGAGGACAACTTCAAACAGATTAGCACGGGAACCGCCACCTGTCAACTTACTCTTAAAGTCGGAAATCGTCCTTAGTGGTGGTGGATTTACCTGATTTCTACTAGCCATAGTTGATTAAACCTCTTTAATTAAACGGAACCGATAACTTCTTCAAATGCAACACCAGTTCTGGTGGCAACAAAGGTAAGACCGATGAAGTTAATCGATCTCGCTGGTTTGATGAAGATGTCCGCAACAAATTCATTTGAGTCAATGACTGCTGCAGTGTTGTTAGTTTCATCACAGATAACAACAAAGTCAAATATTCCTCGATTTGCTTGAACATCTCTAAGGAATGGTTCAATGATATTTACAAAGTTTGTCCTTGTAAGTTC